GGTACGGCAGCTTAGAGTGATTAAATGGCAGCCTTAGAATATGCTCAACCGCGTTACCATCGAACGAGGTCCCCTTGTCCATCTGGTACACGAATCCGTTCGTAGCGCCAAACAGCAATATCTCGTTGCCGTTCTCATCTTCTACAGACTCGGCGCAACTTACAACCACCGGATATGCGCCACGGGTGAATCCGAGCACCCTCGGCCCGTCGAATGTCCCGATAATAAATGACCCATCAGACGCGAACAACCTATACTGATTCTTGTCCCGGACCCGGATCGACGCAGTTACCAGAGATTTCTTGGACTGGACCAACGGCTGTATCTTTTGTGTGATCGTAGCAGCCTTGAAATCTCCGAAATCGCGTACCGCCTGAAGGCCCGTCACCCCCCGGTCATCGAGGTATTTCAGCGTACCAATCTGCTGGTCCGTCCATTCAATCGCGCCAGACTCATGTGAATGCGTAACCAGGTTCCAGTCGGCAGCCGACGTACCATACAGTAACCGGGTCGAGTTCCGACTCGTCAACGCAAGTACATCCCCAACAATTACGTTCATCGACGTAATATCGTCCCCGACGCCAATCTCGCCCGCGCCGAGAACTACCGACCACTGCATTGGCGCCCCAGCGACCGAGTGCTGCACAGACCCCCCTGGGAATCCCAAGAACAAATGTCCCTTGAACTTCGCAAGATGTGTCGGAGTGTCTATCGCCATGCCCGTGACGATCTGCGCAAAGCCCGTCCCGTCGAACTGGAATGCGTAATTTTTGCCGTCCACGCCGTACATCTTGCGCCCAGTAGACGTTCCGGAGAAATTGTAGTTGCCAAACTCATATCTGCCGCCAGGAGCCAGACTCGTCACAATTTGCGCACCAGAGCAAGTTAAGATATTTGTCCCGCTCGTACTGCCGTTCACTGTCTCAGCTTGGAATGTGCCGGACAATGTGTGTAGCCACACCGTACCTACCGCGTCTCCAGCGCCCCACGACCCAGAAGTCACGACTACCTCAGTTACAATACCTGTCGCACCAGACGTAGCCCCCGTCAGCGTCTCCCCAACTACGGGCTGCGTCGAGCCCGACGTAAAGGCAATGCTCGCCCCAAGATCTACCGCGGTCCAACCAGTGGGCGTTGACTTATACATGATACACGCGGTAGCAGCAGAGTTATCTCGGAAAGCGTAGCGCACCGACCCCATCTGCCACACGCCCCGGACCGGACCGCTACCCGGCACAGCAGAAATTTTCGACCTCCGCGCCTCAATCGCTAGCTGCGTATAAGTCGCGTCCAGCGCGTCCGTAGACGCCGTTCCCTGCGTCCCATTAGCTGTCGCGGCACCAGACACGGATGTCAGCGACTCATTGTCCAAGAAGGTGCCGGACACTTCTCCGAGCACCAAAAACCCAGCGGCATCGCCGCCAGTCCATGCTCCTGTACTCACCGTCACCTGAAGCACTTCACCCGTCGCTGCCGACGTACCACCCGTCACTGTCTCCCCGACCACGAATGCTGCAGTTCCAGCGTCGAAGTTTAGCGTTGCGTATGCAGCCTCGGCCGGAGACGGGTGTCCGTCCAGCCGCTCGTAGCCATCAACCCGGCGGTACCCGCCACGAGTCGCGCACTCATAGTTGTACGAGAACAGCAGCTCTCCGGGGGCAAGAGACAGCGCGGGATCAACCAGATTTTCGCCGCCTCTGAGCGCAAAATGCTCCGTCCGTCTCACTCTGTCCTTACCTCAAGCAGCGTTGCCTCCCCTTGCGCTCGGCGCTCCTGTTCAGGCAACTGATGCGCCTCTAGCTTGTCCAGCTGCTCCAGATACTCTGCCAGCGCGTCCTGTCGCAAAGTCGCCACTTCCTCTTCTTCTGCATAGAACAACTTAGCTCTCGCAATAATTACACGATGATATTGTTCCGGAATAAGTGACGTATCGGTACTATCTGCCATGACTACCGGCTTCTGCCAGTAATCCGCAGTCATCGAGTAGACTGCGTCCGGGGGCGGGTCCAGTACCAGGTTTTTGTCCGGCTTAATCGTCACCACCGTCGGGCGGGCATTTGTCTTGACCCCAGGGCGGATCTGATCTCGGTACTTGCGATACTCAAATACCCGCAGCTTCGTCGAAGTCGCTAAGGAGTAATCCAGCCAGAATGACTCCCGATCCCATAGCCCCAGATCAGAAGGCCTAGAATATGCAGATATTCCTATCTGCGTACTCACCGCAAACTGCTTCCAGAGAAAATCCCAGTCGAAGTGCAGTGCCTGAATATAACTATCTGCCTGCGCCACCCAGCTGACGAGCTTTCCCGGCATGCCGGTCTGGGAGGAGACGGTGACCAGCGCCGCCCCCTCCACGCCCAGTTCCAGCTTTGTCTGGTTGACCAGCTGAAGAAAGTTCACTGGTTAGCCCTTCAGTGACCGAAGGAACTCAACCGCCTGCTTCTTGTTCTTGTACGTCCCGCCCGCGGTATTCACCAGTTCCTGCAATTTGATCCAAGGCAGCGATTCGAGATCATCCGCCGGCTCGGCCTCAGTCACCGGCTCGCCCTTTTGAGTGACCTCTGCCCCGCTACCAGCCGGGATAGTCGGCGACTTCTTGCTCGGGCGAACAAGCTCTCCGTCTTCCGTCACTTCATCACCTGCTGCGTTGAAGTACTTCCCATTCTGGTAATAGCGAGCATCAGTCAGCCCGAAGACCTCGCCATACGGCTTCTCTCGATTCAATTTATTTTCCGACATATCGTAACTTCCCCATCATTCGGGACGCTTCGCGCTCCCGGTATTCGTCTGTATCCTCCATCGGCTCGCGGCTTGCAAGGCCCCGCTCCAACTGCTCCGCCGGCGAGAGTGTATTCTCATCCAGCTCGTGTGCGTGCGTGTCAACATCATCGTCTTTGCGCACCATCGGCATTCGTCCTACATACATGATTGACTCCTTAAAAAGACGAAAGGGGGCCGGAGCCCCCCATCGCTTACTTGCAGGTGAAAGTGCCGCGGTCAGTAGACACGGCCTGGTTCTTGCCCTTCGGACGCTGGCCCTGGCCCTCGCCACGAAGCGCACCCTGATCCAGTGCCTTCTGATCACTCAGGCCGGACTGCACACTCGCGCCCTTCGGCCTGTACTTATCACCGAAATACTGCTTCTTCATGGAAACCTCCTTTAGAACCAGTCGATTTCGAGGAACGGATATCCGATCCCCGTGAGGGTGCCACCCGTACCCGGCGTCAGCGTGACGAGCACCTGCGTATCCGCAGGGATGTCAGCGATTACCGCGTTCGTGTCCACCGTTACGTCCACAGTCGTATTGGCTGCGGAGCTGGTCGGGATATTCAGCTGCGCATAAGCCGCCAAACTACCTGACTTGCCGACCTTCACAGCACCATCTGTGGCTGTCCACGCAGTGCCTTCAGTCAGATCGACACCAATGTTGCGGATTACACCCTGCTTGCCCGACGGGCCTTTGATCGCACGAGTTACAGTCGTCGTACCCCCAAAGTCCATCGAGGCAAGGTCATACCGCAGAGTAATAGGATTATCATATCCTGCCATCTTTTGTCTCCTTCAGTATAGAGTCGCAGGGGGCTCAATGCCCCCCACGCGCTTGCTCGCAATTAGGCTGCAGATTCCCACTTGAGAATCCGGGCCTGGGCAGCGTCCGTGTGAACGATGCCAAAACCGCCCAGATAGTACCAAGCCACTCCTTTGGACCGACCATAATCCGTGGGAATCTTCCCTCGAATCTCCTCCGGGATAACCAGTGCCTCAGCTACAGTGTCTTCACCGAAGAAGAAGGCCCAGTCTGACTTGCCATTGTTCCAGGCGTCAGCCGTTGTGGCCGTCCAGGTCGTCGAGTCAACGGCACCGCCCTTAGCGATGTTCGTCTGCTCAATGAACCGGACACCCTCGTACCGACCAATCTCACCATTCAGAATGAGCTGGAAGCCGCTATCCACATACTGGTGGATCGTCTCCAGATCGTTCTTCAGCTGGCGAAAGGTGGTCGGCCAGGCGACAGCAAAGTAGTCGCT